AGGCAAGTTGTAGAGTTAGATCCTCCTGATTGAATGCTAAGCGTCCTGAGGTCTGGGACACGCCCACCACACTCGTGAACTTCCCCTTTTCGTGCCGCACGAAGGAGATAGTCTGGATTTGATCCGTCGAGAGAACTGCGGGCGCCTTCTTGGGACCACTCGCGATCCGAAGACCCTTGCTGCAGGTACCTACTCCAAGCTCGGCCTCTGGAGGCCGTAGCCCTTCCAGCGTGGTCACCGTAGGCATGAACTGGATGACCTGGCGCCCCGCGGGAAGATCGGCCTCTTCCAACACGATGCTTGGAGGATCAGCCTGTTCCTCCCCCACAGCCTGCATTTGCGTCGGCACGGCGACGGGCATGGGCTCCTCCCCCCCACCGGGATCAAGACTCCGCGCAAGATCAGCGATCGCGTCCGCACGACCGTTGGGAATCAACTTTCGCATCCGCTGCGCAGGCATCTGTAGCTGGCAAAATTCGGCGATCTCCGAAGGCGATAACTTCTGCTGGCATAGCTTCTGGTAGTACCGAGCCCGTCGAGCGACATAGCTCCCTCCGTCTGGAACAACCTTACCGTTTTTCATTATGGTAGGCCATGCTTCAGTCTTGAGTGTACAACCATCGAGCAAATTGTTGACATCTTCCACGGTGACCGGTTTGATGTCGTCGTTCTGAATCGCTCCACGGAAATTGGATGCTCCCCAACCAACGAGGAGTCTGGCATTCATGTATGTCTGTTGGTCCGGCGGCAGCGAACGCCAGATCGAAGAGTTAGTGGCTGACGCCATGTTTTCCAGGGCGCAAGCAGTTGTCGTTCCCGGGTCAAACAGCGCCTGCCTAGGATCAATGTTGTGGTAAGCACTGTCAGGGTGAGAGAAGGCCGTCATCGCTGTCGTGGAAAGGAAGCCAAACCATCCGGACGCTCCACAGCCGTTTGGCAACCACGCTTCCTCATCTGACACGTAGGGATTCGCGGCCCACGTGCGTTGGAACTTCTCGTGTGCTGCTAGAGCCGCCTTCTTGCTCTTGTAGCGGCCGCCTGGTTGCCCGGTGACCCGAGCACGAACTGTCCGGACGGTGAACTGCGCCTCGGCGGTGCAGTTTTGGGCGGTCGGGTTGAACCCACTCTCGTTCTGCGCCCACACTCTCAAAACTCGCGCAAGGCCCGGGAGATCGAGCTGTTTCTCTAGCCCGTTGAAGATGGCCAAAGCTCTCGCTTTGTTGGCCTTCCTGTTCGACGCTTTTTGTGGAGCTGGCGTGGGGGGCTTAGTCTGCGGGGGCGTAGGTTTACGCCGAGGTTGGCGCTGGCCATCATCCCATTTGATCGACGCCATCCCCTGCATGATCGGGTTCGGATGCGCACACGAAAAATACCGGTAGTACCCGGGAATGGAAGAGGCAACGAACTGATCCTTGAGGTGGGCAAGAGACTCAAACCAAGCGAGGGTCAGATCGGAGCCGGGGATACCGTTGATCTTCCGGCGAATCGGGTTGTTGGAGTCAGGTTGCAGAGCCTCGAAGATCAGGGCAAGGAGCCGTCCGTTGTCTGTGCTCTCGAAAAACTCCGCCTCCTTGCGCTTGGCGGCGATGATATCCGCCTCGATGTTCGCGAGACGATCCGTGCTGAAGGAAGAGTTGGCAGCGTTCCGAGAAACGCCTCGCCCGTTGGCTTGATCGAACGCGTTAGACTGTTGCTGAGAGGCACGCACCTGGTCTTGGCGTCGTGCCAGCTTGTTTTCCGAACGGGCCACGCTGTCGTGGACCGCCTTGAAGTCAGAGAAGGCTTTCCTCAAGCGGATAGCGTCGAACTCGACCACCTCTGCTAGGTTCTTGCCATACCTGAGCTTGAACTTTGTGATCGCGGTGGGGTCCTGCACTCTGCGTCGCCCGTCCTCGTCCGTTACGACCCCGTCGGCCTCAAACCGATTGAGGTTCGAGATGTCCTGTTGCAGCATGCTGATGAGCAGATCGGCGGAAGTCTGCGCATCCTTGGACGTTCGGAGAGTGAAGTAGTCGATCCCCACTCCGACCGTGGAGAAATTGGGGTTGAACTTCCTCGGGTCCAAGGCCAAGACTACGTTAGGGAACCCAACGATACGAGGCAATCCGTTATCGTAGACCTCCAGGGGCCTCGGGGGCAGATCGGGACGATCGAGACGCACCAGGCCAATAGCGGACTGCCCGTCAGGTGCAGCCTCCAGGAAGCCCGGGGCATGGAATTTGGCGCGCCGGCACGTCAGCACCAGTGAAGTAGTGCACTGGCCCCCGAAAGCAAACTGATGGCTAACCTGGCTGACGTAGTAGTACGAGTCACAGAACGGGATGTAGACCGGGTATCCCGGTCTCAACTCAGGACGGATCGGGATCGTGCAGCTAGCAGAGTAGGTGTCCACGTTCAGCACGTCGAGACGTGCACAGCCAATCCAGAACAGAACTCTGGGATCCGAGGCGTAGGTGATGTCCATGGCCGCGGCAGGCCGCCATCCGAATTGGGCCACCAGACGGTAGTCGACATACAGCGCGCGCTTACCTGTCACTCCTGTGTTTGAAACAACCCCAGTGAGCCCCTGGGTCCACGTGCCCCGGACAATGATGTAAGTGGCAGTCGCTTCCTTCTCGGTGAATGTGATGTTGATGATGTCCTGGTCCTCCAACCGGTAGTACCTGTTTGAGGATGTGTCGAGATTCCAGAACGGTGGCTTGAACACCAGGTCGCCATCCACGTCCTGGTAGAACTCGTAACCCGTGGCCTCGCAAACCTGCTGCGCCACGTCCATCTTCGTCTGGTAAGTGGACTCCCAGTGGTTGACGGTGCCAATATCTCCGATGGCTTGGTTGAACGCATACATTTCCAGAATGGACAGGTTGACGGTCTGGCCATTCTGTTGGAGGAGAGGGGAGTAGATGAAGTCTACTCCACTCCCACTGAGCCCCAGCGCCTTGGCAGCTGACAGCCGAGCCGAAAATGGATCCGACTCCGATCGCAGGCTCTCCCCCTCCGAGAAGATCGTGCTACTGAGCAGCTTGTTGAGATCCCGGTTCGACGCCGACCCGAACCACGCCTGCTGCGCGGCATTGAACAGTTGACCGTTGACCCCGTACATCCGCAGAGACTGGATACGCGTCTTGAACCTCTGCTCCCAGTACGTTGTGATGTGGTCATAGAGCTGTTGCCCCCCGGGGGTGTTCGCAGCGAGATTCGACTGTTCGTCGAGCGCGAACTCTACACCCGCTGCCGCACCCGCCACGTCCTTATAGAGTGTGTAGATGATTGAGAAAGGGTTGGTGTTGTTGAAGTTGTGTCCGAACAACGTGGGACGGCCAGTGTCATTCGTAGGCTTTCGATTCTGCGCCTGCCATGCCCCGGACGTGACGATATTCTGGTACGACCAGAAGTGCAGGAGAGAAGCGCATGAAAGCGTACCGTTGTAGAACCCGTCCGAGTACTCGTAAGAAACCTGCGTGACGACGCCATGGAAGATGGGATAGTACGGGTACGTCGCGTACTTCGACATGTCCAGACGTTCCCCATATCCTGACGGGATGGCCAGCCCACTTTCTTGGGGATCGGGCAGGTGACGAAACATGCCTCGGATCGGGAAGTAGCCGCGAGCGAAGATGTTGACCTCCAGACCCGGACGGAGGATGTTGTAGCCATCGATGAAGACCTGTTGGCCCTGGACTCTCGGGAGCGTGAGGTTGACCGTCGCGGAGTGAGAGCCGGTTTCGGTGCCGGCCTCGACGTTGAATGACGTCACGAAATTTTGGATCTCAATCCGGCCTCGGCAGCGCGGACACCCAGGAAGCGACGTGTCCCCATTGATGAACAACAGCGCATCGGGGGTGTACTTGATGACCGCTCGATTGTTGAGCCTCCAAGTGCCGACGTACGGTCTGTCCTCGATATTAGACATGCAATCAGAGCGTCCTGCCGCCAGGACGAGATTGAACGGGGGAGGAAGAACCGAATGTGTTCACCAACAGGTCGAGGATCGCCGTCGAAGGATCGGCATCCTCGGCGCTCGGTACTGTCTTCGTCGCCTTGGATTGCTGGTTTGGGACGAATGGCACCCGGCGACTGCTGGTCGAAGAAGGCGTGGGTGTTGGAGGAGCGTCGAACGGCCTGACGGCACTGTCCTGCCCTCTGTCGAACATGAAGGACACCGTAAAATCGAAGTTGAAGGTGACGCCGCCATGCTGTTGCCCTTCGTCGTAGCTGTAGTCGAAGGAGTCGAAGTTCCCGAGGTAGACCCACTGGTCGTAGCTGAGTTCGATGTGGCCCGCAAAGAGATGGGCCTCGGACGGAGGACTCCCTGATGTGTCGTAGATGTACCCGTTGTTCCTGTAGAACGCGAAGAGGGCCATCATGTTCTGCCACGCCGCGGAATCCCACTTCGACACCCACTGGTAACCAGACACGGTTGCCGTTCGGCCGGGCTCTCCACGTCCCCGAGACCCCGCCACAAATCCCGCCGATCTGCCGCTGACCGACAGTCGAACCTGTTCCTCGCCCCACGACTGGAAGATGTAGTTGAACCTGTTGCGGTCCTGGTACGACTGTTTCTTGGCGTACGAGATCGCCAACGACTGTGGGTTGACGAGCAGAGTGAGTGGCGGAGTGTCGAGGACCCGGTTGAGCTGTACGATGACGTCCATCGCCTGGATCAGATCGGACACGGCCGCCTGGTTGGCCTCCGTCTCCGTCACCCGCCTCGGATTGAATTGAATCCCGTTCGCAGCGATGAGATTTTCCAGTTGGGTGAGATCAGCTCCGCGCCCCGGTCCGGTGGCGAAAAAGTTGGACTGCCGGAGCAAATCTTGCTGCTCGAGAACCTTGTCGAAGTTGTCGTTGACGCGGAGGGCAGACTCGATGATGTCGATGTTCTGCGTGGAGTCTTGGGTTCCTACGATCTGCTCTCGAAATGGATCGAATGGGCTACGTGTCGGCGCCTGACCTCCTCCGAGGAGAGCATCTACGAGCACGGGCGGAGGAACCACTCGAAACGTGAAGGGAGAACCGAGCCTCGCGTCGCGCAGGCGTTGCTTCGTCCCATCGATAGGGTCCGAGACCGCCGCCACGTACTCGCGTAGCCAGTTGACGCCTCCTTGGAGACCCCCATAACTGCCGAGAGGGGTGAACCTCGAAGGAACGGGTTGATTCCTGTCCGCCACTACAAGTCCTCAAAAGGCGTGTCCACGACAGGATCGAGCACGGCTGTGGAGGGAGCGGTCTGTCCGGCTGCCAAATTCGACGAAACCACAGAGGACTGCGCAGCAAATGTGGGCGCCAGAATACTTCTGAACTGCATGCTCTCCTTGTCGATGATGAACTTGGCCGATAAGCTGAAGAGAAATGGACGGGACGCTTCCTCTGTGACCGTGAACGTGTCGAACCATCCGATGTAGGTTCCACCATCGAATGTGACCTTGAGGTACCCCTGGACGGCAATGTTCCCGAACGCGTCGTAGATAGCCCCGTTGTTGTGGAACAGGGCTAGGAGATCCAGGTACTTGTCGTAAGCGATCGTTTCCCGTCGGCCTTGATCACCCGAACCGAAGCCGGTGACGTTAGAAAGCCCCGTGAAGAGCCGCATGAAGCCCCCTGTGGCGGCCTCGAATGTGATGTCCTCAGCGGCGTCTCCCCAGTGAAACTCCACCCATCCCGCCCGCGTCTGAACCCTCTCGGTCTGTTTCGCGTAGCGGAACTGCATCGACTTCGGGTTGACGTGAAGCACGAGCCGCAAATCCTGGTCAATTGAGTCGAGCAGGCTCGTGGAACGGTCGGGCGCAAGGATGTCGAAGATGACGGGTCTCCTGCCGCGGTTCTGCTGGTCCTCGTCGGGTCCGACGAATGCCCCCTTGAACACCGCTGTTGATCGGTCAGGCATTGCCGGTCGCCTTCAGGACACGCATGACGGTGCGGTACACCTCGCGTTGGTCCCCGCCATAGACGTTGACAGTGATGGGAGCTTTCGCCCCGGCCCCGCCACCTGTCAAGCCCATTGCATGAGCAAGGGGTCCTCCAGGCCGGGTGGCCATGAACATGTCGTCGGGATGCGTAATGATCGGTCTTCCGCCGGCAGGGAGAATGAGGTCCCCAGCTTCGACTGAGGCACCCAGACCCTTAATCGCGGCTTGCCCGGCGTTGAGAAGTGCGCCGAGGTACAACTCCCGCATTGCATCTTCTTCGGCCTCACCTCCCGGATCGGTATATGGATCATACTTCTTGTAGGCTACATTCCAGGCTCGATTTCGTACCCAATCTGCGAAAGTCCCCTTGTAGTTTTCGGGGGCTGGAAGATCAAACAAGCCCCCGCGACGGAACTCCTCTTCCACAATCTTGTCATACGCCTCTAGGGTCTCGTCTTCATGCGGCCACAAATTCAATTTGCCTGTGTGGAGGTCCAACAGGCCGCCTGGCGCTAGGCTTTTCATTGCGTTGGCAAACACCCTGGCGACCTGTTCTCTGTCGACTTCGTAAGTCTCTCCGCCCTCACCCGTGATCTTGACAGTGCCAGGTTCGATGTCGGCTATTACAGCCTCCCCAACACCGCCCCCAGCCTCGACAATTCCATGTGACTCTATGAGCGATCCGAGCCGTGCCTCGGCCTCCCCCCGTGCTTTCCCAGCCTCCTCGACTCGTTTCCTGGCGGCCTCCACATCTTCCTTAGGCGCTCCGGCCATGGTCAGTCGACCCAGATCCTCTCGGGCGGCCTTTTCTTCCTCGGCCGCCGCGGCGATGTCCGCTTGCGCCGCTTGCTTGGCCGCTGCGTAGATGCGTCGTTCCGAAGGTTTGTTGCTGAGGGTGACAGCTTCCCAAATCCCAACGACGACTTTGTGAATCGCCATGAGTACCCCAAGAATGTTCTCCTGCAGGACATTCTTGACGGACTCCGTCGCGGCCGCAGTCTGACGAGCCAACGCGATGTCCTCTTTAACCTGCTCCGCCAATTCATCAGATGCCACCGCAGCATAGTTCTGAATGACGTAAGACTCGTCGAGGGTCTTACCTTCCGCTTCGGCCTGGGCCCGGAGACGTTCAAAAACATCGGCGAGAGCCCGCATAGTCTGGGGATCGGCCTCGAAGCCCAGCTCGGCCATCTGCTTCTTGAGAGCATCGAGTCGTCCTACGTCAGCTGTCTCATACGCTTGATCGAACTTTTCACCCAAGACGCTGGCAGCTGGCCGCAGTAGCATGGCCATCTTGGCCGGGACAGTCAGAGCTGTCATGCCTCTGGCTACATCGGCCATTTCACCAGTTCCACCCCGCATCAGTTCCTGAACCCCGCGAACTCTCGAGGCAGCGGTCTCCATGCCAGCAGCTCGAAGTCCTTCCTTCAGCGCGAGGTCCCTCGTCTCGTCTCGCAGGATCTTCTCGAAGTCCTCGAAGGTCTTAATGCCAAGATCCTTGAGAACCTTGGCACCTTCCGCCTTACCTCCGATCTCGTCGAAAAATGCTTGGGCATTGATCCTTCCGGCCTCCGCCATGATCCCGCTCATCCGGCCTTCGCCGGAGATGTAGTACCTCTGCAGCGCATCCTCCACTGAATCGGTCTGCTGCTTGAGGATGCCGCCGAACACCTTCGCGCTGAGGTCCTGACCCAACGTCCTGGCCAACTCTCCCAACAGCTTGGTGGCATCCTGGATTCGGACGTTGTAGTAGAGGAGACCGCTCGTAGCCTCCAGCACTGTCGAGAAGAACCGCTTGGTCGAGAACCCGGCAGCTTCAGCTTCGCGGGTCACCATCGCGTAGGCTTCGGCAACTTGTGGGACCGTCATGCCTGTCTCCAACCGGATCTTGGCCATCGACGCCGCTGTTTCCGTATGGGACTCTCCAAGCAGTTTGCTGTAGGCGATGGCAACCGTTGTGATGTCGGCGTAGGACTTCATCGAGTCCGCGGACGCATCTATCTCTTCCCGAAGGTGCTCCATCCGAACGCCCGCTTCTCCGTATGCTGCGAGGACCTGCAGGTGTTGCTCCGTGGTTGCTCGCAGATCATTCCACTCGCTTGCAGCCTTGTTGAGTTCCTCGCGCATGCGAACGAGTTCCTGTTCCACCCGGAAACCGGCCACCGCGCCGCTACCAAATCCAAAATCCATCGCTCCTGTCGTAGATATGACAGTCTTGTTGAGTTCATTCATCTTGTCGTCGAGGTCCACGAAAGCCTTGACGAGGAGCACAACAACTCCGAGTACGGCTCCAATGACACCCAACGACTTGCCCACCGTGGCAAGACCCCGCCCCATAGCCGCCATCGACTGCGCCTGCTTGGCGCTCCCTCCTGCCTCCCTGAGCCTGATCGCAGAGCCTTGACGCGCCCTGCCGGCCTCCTGCAAGCGACCCCCGGCCCCACGGAGCATCTCCGTGAACTCTCCGGGGGACCTGAAGAGCCCGCCGACGGAAGACAGCCTCTGTTTGATGGAGTCTGCCTTCTGTTCAAACGTCCGCGCTTGACGGTCCTCCCGAGACTTCATGGCGGCGGAGATCGCCCCCATCTCATCCTTGAATCGTCGCGTTCTTTGTCGGAGGAGACGATCCAAGCGCTCGGCTTCGCGGAAGTTCCCGGTTTGGATCGCCTTGTTGAAGTCCTGATAGACCTTCGTGACGTGCGACCGGAGAAAATGTTGGATCGCGGCACCGCTGCGCCCTGTGGTGAAACCGAGCTTGAGGCCCGCCTCAAGCCCCTCAGCGGACATCTCCTTCAGCTCGTCGCGCCACTTCCTCGCGTTTTTCGACAGGCCCTTCCCAAGCTCATTCGCAGCTTCTCGAAGACCCCTGGTGTTGAGGACGAGGTCAACCCCTAGCTGCTTGTTCGCCATCGCCTAGCCTTCTTCCCCCTCGTCAGCCAGCGTAGGACGGCGAGACTGGATTCGCGTCTGCAGATCGCTTGGGAGTGAGTCCGGACCGGGCTTGGTCAGAATATCGAGCATCGCCTCCTCCGACGGTAGATCGGAGACGATGTTCCCATCATCGTCAACGGCGAGTCGCCCAACATCGGGGTTGTTTTTGATGTACTTGTCGTAGGCACTGTTGTGCTTGTTGGAATCCAGAACCCTGGAGACCCCAGGGATTCGAGCGCGGGCTCGTTCAAGGAGCTGACGTCCAGCTTCTCCCGTGAGCGGGGTGAGCTGCGTCTTGGAGATTCCGGCCTCCTCGAGCGCTACCTGGAGCGCGCGTCGCCGGGTCTCCTCCGCTGACCTGCGTGTTTCGACGTCATGCCGAATCTTCGCCTTGACCCCGTCAACCACCAGGTCGTGCCGGTCTTTGATGCCCTGCACCCATTTGCGCATCTCGTCGCGAAGCTCTTCCTCCGATTCTGCTTGCCAAAATTCTTGGGCCCGCTTCTTCTCCTTCTTCTTGACGCGATCCTCACGCGGGATGAGACCACTTGCCTCGTAGTAGATCCGGTCCAACACTGATTGTCGCTTGCGACGCAGACTTTGCGAACTCTGACGATCCTGCGCGACGATCTTTTTGACACCTTTCGGCGCGTGCGGTCCAATCTGGAATTTGGCGAGGTCCCACAGGTATTGGTTGTGTTCGTGGTCGTCCTCGGTCTCATTGAAGTAGAGCCAGAGTTTCTGGACCGCGTTGAGCCCTGTAGAATCCCTGCCAACAATCCTGCTGCCTTCGCTCCGCCACATGAACCTGGATTCATTTTCGTAGAGGAACGCCTCGGCACGGCGAGCTGCCTCAGTTACGCGCTTGAGGAGCCCCGTGAACACGGAATAGACGTCGTCCAGCATGGACCGCGGCATGACGCAACACATCTCGTGGAGCCGAGAGAGGGTGCTCTCATCCCCTAAAACGACCTGACCGTCGACCATCCAGATCGAGGCAGCGATGGCCCACCGCTGCCACCCGATGTCAGACACTCCCGAAGCCCGGTACTGGAGAAGCGTCCAGTCGTCGTCATTCAGCGAGCGGAGCACGAGCCGCGAGCCGTTGACGTCCAGTGGGTGGGCCAGGAAACCCGGACGAAGCATCTGCCGGACATCCGTGTAGATGCTCGTCCGCTGTTCCGGGGTGGTGACAACCAGATCCATGCATTACGTTCCCGGCGCTTTGAACTTGTCGTTCTTGGCCCCACCCTGCGGATTGACCTGCGGATCGGGGCCGCCGCGCGCGGCCGGCCGATCCAAATCCTGCGTCGGCAGCCGATATACCGGTTTGCCATGGAGCTGCGCCGTCGTGTCTGGACGGCCCGTGCGGATGGCTCCTGCCCCGGAATCAGCCACAGCATTCCCGACGTTGGCCGCGATTCGAGCCGCGGCCCTCAAACCTCCCGTTCGTGGATCCATCGAGGCTGCAACGGGCGCAGCTTGTGGGGCCCCTCGACCCCGTCTCAGCTCCCTTGCTGTCGCCGTGGGATCCGGCATCCCGGCTTCCTGAGCCCGCTTGGCCTGCTCCTGGCGCGCTCGCTGGCGCTCGTTGTGTTGCTGCCGAAGCAATGCCTGCCGACGAGTCTCAGCCGCTACAGCGGCGTCAGGATCAGACGGATCGAAGAATGAATCGCCATCGGCCGGGAGAGGGATACCTTGCCGGTCTGTCTCAACCGGGGGCGGCGCGGGAGCGGAAGTGCCCGATTCGGGAGGAGCCGCGCTATGCGGGATGGCCGACCGTCGTCCTCCTCCTGGGCTCGACACGGGTTCCTCGGCCCCACCCATCTCCTCGGCCCCACCCATCTCCTCGGCCCCACCCATCTCCTCGGCGTGAGCATCCTCGAAAGGCTCGCCGATGGTCTCGGCTGCCTCCCCGACCCTCTGGCCACGGGCGACATCCCGCGACCGTTGAATCGCATCGCCCATCTTCTGGACCGCGGCCTGTTGCTGTCGCGTTCGATCAGGTTCAGGGGCCTTGGACAGTCTCTCCTTCGCTGCTCGAAGTTCCGCGAGTCTTCGCTCCACCCGTGCGATCTCATCGTCAAGATCCTGTGGCTCAAACTTGACGGCGGCGCTGGCGGCGATTTCGAGACGTTCGGCCAGCTCGCCGAACTTCCCGAACACATGCGTCAGCATGGTGCGCGACCACTCCCTCTCGATCATGTCCCTGATCGCTTCCCACTTCGGAACCGACACCTTCCTCCCCGCCGCGTCGGTCTCGTCCGTCTCGATGTACTGGACGTCCCGGAGGTCGAGATCCCCGATCTGGATGACGGAGAATCCGAGCGTGGCGTGCCGCATCCGGTCAATGAAATCGGCGAAGGCAGCCTGGTCTGCCTCTTCGGTGGGGCTCTCCCCCCACGCGACCTGCGCGTAACGCTGGATCTCCGTTTCCTCGTTTCCTCGGAGGGGACGCAGGGTGATCCTCGTACCTCCGGCGTCGAACGAGAATTCGTGATCGCGGATGCGCTCGACTCTGGTGATTGCGGTCTCTAGGGCCTTTAGATTGACCATGACTCTCTCCACATCGTGGTGGAGCAAGTCGGTGGGTCGTGCTCGCAGCGCAAACAATTCACATGCGTGAGTGCTCGTGTACGTGCATGTCTGACCGTCCCGCGAGCGGGAGGGGGTTGGACAGCGCAAAGTGGGATCTGTGAGTCCCCATCTGGTTCACGTTCATGTCTGCGTCTAAAACGCGTCCACCGATTGCTCGGGTTGCTCAAAGACCCCCGCCTTGGGTGGGGGCACTTACCGAAGTAGGATTGATGGATCCTACCCCGGGAAATTGGACTAGACCGTCACGAAGTCACTGGCGGCTCTCTGATCGCCCACGTTGAAGCGGATCGACCCGACCTGACCGATCGTCGGATCGTTGCCCGTCGCCAGGAACTCACCGTACTCGGACGAGAAATCGTGCACGTCGGAAATCGTGATGTCCCCGGTCTCCATGAGCATGCCAGTGTCGCGGCCGAGGTTCGTCAGCGACCACGAGTTGAACCAGCACGTCTCGTAGAGCGTGATGATGGCCGTGTGACCGCGAAGGTCCCCTGGGAAGTTGTTCGGGTCGTTGGTCACCTGCGGGTAGACGATCTCCTTGACACCACCATCGAAGGTCCCACCGCCGCCGTTGAACCCGACTCCGGCCTGTCCCGTGAGATCGAAGTCCGCCAACGTGGAGAACACGAGCTGCTGCTCCACATCGAAGGGCCAGCGGTGATGACGCAGCGAGCGCACCGGGCCGCTGATGCCACCCGCGTATCCTGTCGCCTGCCAGATGTTTGAGAGGTAGAGAAGCGCGCGCTCAAAGCTGCCTGTCATCGCTTCCGTCACCGACGGGACGAGTTCGGCGATCATGTCCCCGAAGCCGATCCCGCGAAGGGTGTCGATCGTTCGTGACTCGTTCGGCGTGAAACTCGACAACACCCCCATCTGGAACAGGAGGTTCGCGTCGCTGCCGTAGGCAGGGGTCAGGATACGGACCTTCTGCGAGACGGCCGTGCGCGTCTGAGGCGACGTGCCGTAATCGTAGATGTAGCTCGAACCCTGGACTCCCTGTGATGGATTGAGGTCTTTGTTGGCCATGGTGCCTTTCTCTCGTCAGGCGGCCGACCCCATAGGGCCGTCAACCGCGCAAGGTGGGGATGTAGGTCCCCTCAAGGGAGGCTGTCCTATAGCCTCGCCAGCGAAGCCAGCCACCGGCGGGTAATGCGCAACACCCTCCCGTCCAGAGCGTCCAGGGGACACCCTGGACGCTCCCGGTTTCCCTGTGCTCCCTTGGCCAGCGGGTTGCCCTCGACGAGCCTCCACGCCTCCAGGGCCCGCCTCATGGCCTCCCGTTTGGCCGGGTCCTTCTCGGACCTGAGTCGCCGTGCCAGCTCGGTCGGCGGCACGTTCATGAAGGTCGCCAAGAGACCACCCACAGCCACCCGACTGACTCTCCGATCGATAGCCTCCACGAGATCCACCCATGCCGGGTATCTGGCGCGCAGCTCGCCCAGATCGAGATAGTAGATCGCGAAGGCATCCGCGAACGCCTCCTCCATGTTGTGCTGACCGAACGGCAGCGCGCCCACGTCCCACATGTCGATGCCATGGTCCTGCGCCATGTCCACGAACTTCGAGAGACCGAATCTGGAGAGCACGAGGTGGCCGATTTCGTGGGCGAACACGAAGTCCTTTGTCTGACTCGGCAGCTTCCAGAACTTGCGGAAGAGCCAGATCTCGTCTCCGTGCTGCCGAGCCTCAGGATGCGATGCCTGTCCGATGTCCTTCGACACGACCCGGACACCACGAAACCTCTGGAGCTTCGGGTGACGACGAAAGAACTCGGCGAGGAAATCAGCCTGGGCATCTCCGCCCGCGATCCTGATAGGCGGGAGGATCGTCCTCAGCCACTCCCGAACTTCGGGCAGCACCGTACGCGGCCCGTACCCGACGAGCATCCCGAGAGCCTCGCAGAATGCCTCCTCGCTGTTCTTGGCCGCGTAGGCGGTGATGGGTTTGCCATGCACGGTCAGCCGCGTCTCGCCTCCACGCTCGACGTACTCGCGCAACCTGTCCATCATGAGGATGTTGTCGAACTGGCGCTTGTAGGACGGGTCGTGCCAGATCCCCTGGATCTGCAGGTACAGGAGCGGGTCCTCGCGTCGGATCCTGGCATTGTCGTAGAAATCGCTGGTCGTCCCGTAGCGCCGGAGAACCTCGGCGAGGTCCAACGTCCCGTAGTTCCCCGTGATCGCCTTCGACCAGAAATCCTGGTCGTCCTTGCTCAGGTACGTCCTCCAGAGATGGTGCCCCATCTCGTGCGCCAGGATCTGCGCCATGCGCCCCGGGTTGGCGTGTGCTGCACCCGGACAGACCTCGACGTGGTCGACCTCGTACTTGCCTCCCTCGTCGAGTCCGCATCTGAAGTCGATGACCAGCGGAAGCTGCGCACGAAGAAGGAGTGGGAGGACCTGCGCGGCCCGCTGTCGATACCGTCGAAGTCCCTCCCGCAGCCGCTCCATGGAGTCCGCGTCTCGAACATTTCCTGGGTCGTACCCCGTGATCTTGACCTGGAATCCCTCGAGGGTCTCCACGCGAACCTCGGGGACGTCGACGACAGCCTTCTCGCCGCGGCGTTGCTCCCACCAACCCACGAAGTCGCGCAGCACCCTCCAGACGTCTTGTGCCTTGCCGCGGATGCGACGGTCCCACCGGGGCAGATCTCGGATGAAATCCGCGAGTGCCCTCTCCGGAGACATCCCGCTGTGTCGGATCCACGCGTCGGACTCGATGGGCGGCTGTAGCTCCGTCGTGAACTGCCAGACCGCAGAGCGAATCTTCTTCTCCCAGTAGTCCGCGTCGTTCTTCTCGATCTCCTTCCGCCAAGCAGCACCGGACAGCGTGCCCAGAAGATGGTCGAAGACGAAGGGCTCGAAGTGCTCCCGCCACCGGCGCATAGCGTCGAGCCATGCCTGCGCCTGCTTGTAGGTCCGGGCGACCGTGGCGTTCTTCATGAGCATCAGAAAATCGCGCCGGAACCTCTCCACGTCGAACACCTGCATTCTGCCCGTCCGCGACACGAGACGACGCACCGCCCTGCGCACGGCGATCTGACGACGCAAGCCTGGGTGGAGAACACCCCAGTTCACGTCGAGCCACGTCTCATCCGCCCAAACGAACTCCCTCTCTGCCGCCGCAAGCGGGGACTCGCTGCTCTCCAGATGTCCCCCGGGAACGGACCAGAGCCCGACGTCGTCGGCATCAGATCTCGGCGCGCGGCGGACGAGGGGAGCCACTTCTCCGTCGGTGAGCCAGAGCCCTGCGCGCTCGATCATGCGGTGCTCGTACGCTCACCGGTTGCCGGCTGCCCTCGGCGGAGTGAAGTGGTACTTCTCTGGGTCGACGAATCCCGACTCGTCGGACTCCAGGCCAACGCGATCGTCCTCGATCCTGTCGGCGATGCGCATCAGGGCTGTGTAGACCTGTGGACGGAGATTCAAAGCCCTGGCCACCAACGCGAGCTGCCTGAGAATGGCTGCCAGCGCGACGTCCTCAAAGTGCTCCTCGGCAAGGAGATCGCGGACAAGATTCGGCAGTGGGCGCAGCGTCGACTTGTAGTCGAGCGCGCGCTTGACCCGGCGTACGAATGTCCATGTGTCCAAGGTCTTCATGGCCCTTCCCTACTCTCGTCCCTCAGCATTCGCAGGTACAAGTTAGCCTTCGCACCCTCCGTGATCGCATTCCGCAGCATCCGCAGGAGCATATCGGCCTTCGCAGCCAAAGTCGGGCTGTTTCCGATGTTCCGCATGATCCCGATCATCCCGAACATCGCTGCGGCCATATCCTCCAGCTGTTGGCGTAGTGGCTTCGCCGCCGCTTGACGGAGACGGGCCGCGTGGGTCTGGATCCTGTCCGCTGCCCATCCCTGGAGGGCACGCGTATCCGCGTCCATGGGAGCGTCGTCCTCCATCTGTGCCTCACGCAGGAGTCGTTGAGCCACCTTCACCACGTCTCCCTCAAGGTAGTTCTGCATCCGCAGAGAGTAGCGCACGTAAGGGTCTCCAGGCTTCGCGAACACGATCAACGCCCGCGTCACCTTGTCAAGGAAGAACTCCTCGCCCGGCTGGAGCACGACTCCATTCGTCATGTTGATCGGTTTCGTGACCCGTATCAGATCTCCGACCTTCGGAGGATCGGGCAACTTGAACCCCTCTTCGCGCAGCTTGAAGTAACGCGGGAAGTACTGTCGGATAGTGCGCTCGTGTTCTTCGGGACGCCCGACACGTGATCCCATCTTCCGCGCGGCGATCTGGTCCCACTCCGGGTTTTCGAGGAACGGGATCAAGTAGGCGACGTCCTCCTCGTACCAGAACGCGCCGCCCCATGCCTCGCCGTGCTTGATGGCGGCCGGGCTGAGCAACTTCCTCGCCACCGAGGGCGAGACCCGCATTCCGCCATGGCTAGCTGTCGAGAACCAGGACACTCCGGGGACGATCTTGTACTCGAACTGGGCCTGTCCCCACGGGGTCCGCGGAGCCGAACGATCACCGTCTGCCCAGTCACGGTCGTGACGGGCGACCTTGTGTCTCGCCTCTTCCCCAGCGAGGAGCGACGATGCCTCCCTCAGCAGGTCGCGGACCTCAGACGCCCTGAGATAGACCGCCCCGTACTGAGTCACTCCCCGCATCCCGTAGTCGGGGTCCCGGACGTTGCCGCGCGGATTCTTCCTCTCCGGCTCCTTCCATCCCTTGGCCTTGAGGATGTCTCCGTTCTCCATGTCCACGAACGTGTGGACGCTGCGGCTGATCTCGTCGTTCTTGACGATGCGCCAGTACTTCGGACCACGATCTATCGTGATCTTCGGGGGCGTGATGTTGGGGAGGTGGGCCGCGTAGTGCTTCACGATGGCCTCCTGGACCAGCTCCGCGTACTTCTCGGCCCGGCGAGCGACTTCCTGGTCAAGCGCGACGCGAACGCCGAGGACGTCAGCCGTCTCTCGCAGCATCGTCTTCGCCGCCTGCATCCTGCCCCCGGACATCTTGCTCAGGAGCTGCTTCTTGTTCCTGATCACCTGCCGCAGCCCATCCACGACCCGACGAGCCCCCGCTTCGGTCAGGTGTTTCTCGCCCGGTGGCTGCTCGCCGCGCTTGAAGATCTCCAGGTAGCCCTCGTACTTCTTGAGCATCCGCTCGTCCTCCTGCAGCGCCTTCTCCCACTCTCGCTTGGTGACGTCGGCCGATAGTTTCGCAACCATGGTTGGCTCCTGTGCGGTGTGGGCGATACGACGGATCTTCCACAACCCGCCTGCGCCCATGTCAAATTTCTCCGATTGCCCCGGACGAAGGCGATGGATCATGGAAACGATGTCAGGGTCGAGATCCTCGTTCCCCTGCATGAAGTCCTCGAGGTCTCCGGTCCACGACGGTCGGGGGGAACTAACGTCCTCAAAGACCTGGATTCGGAACCCTCCACGGTATGGGATCAGGTCTGCCTCGTCGACGAGGATCTTGTCCCCTCCGTGGATGTTCACGTAGATCTTACTGAAAGGAACGAGCTTGTCCACCGTGCCGTGGAGTCCACGAAACGGCGCGTGCCTATGCGTGCGTGCGATCTCCACCGTGTCTCCGGGTCGAAACTTGGCGGAAGCTCGATGCCATTGAGAACTCGGGTCCCCCCACTCGCCTTTGTCAGTGTATCCCGGGCGGAGGATCCATGCGCCCCAACCGGTCCGATAACCCCCCAGATCAGGGAGTACCTTCGAGACAAGCTTCATCTCGCGCTCGTCAGCTACTTCCCATTCCCAGTCTCGCCCACGCCCACGAATCTCGCCCGGCAACCTGTGCTTCCTCTGCAGCGTCTGCACGGCTCGAACGGTCAAGCCCTGTGCTGTCAGTGGCCGTGCCGTCGCATGTTTTCGCAGCTTGTGAATCTGTTCCTGCGTGATGTTAGTGGACGGATCGTTCTTCGTGAGTCCGTGTCCCACCAACGTCCGGAGAAGCACATCAGCCTCTTTGGGCTTGCCCTCGTTCACGGCCAGATCCTCATGACCCAGTGGGAGGACCTCCTGACCACGCCAAATCGGTCCTTCAGGAAGGCCTGCACCATGCTCTCCTCGAACTTCTTGCACGAGTACACATCCATCGAGAACTTCCCGCGGAGTGGCCAGGTGTGAATCGAGATGTGGCTCGTGGTGATCACGCAGACGCCTGTGACCCCTCCCTCGTCGTGCTCCGTCTCGAGCTTCGATGGGTCGGGATCCACTGCCCGGAAGGCCGGCTCGACGAGGATCTCCATGTCCAGGAGCTTCACGAGGTCGCGGAAAGCGGTCTCAAGGAACGCCGGATCCGCGAGCCTGGGGGTATGCTCCGCCTCGACCTGGGCGTCGTAGATCAGGTGCCAGCCGGCGATGGATCCGTGCATTTCTCGGGAAGCCTCCGGGAGATGTCTACCCACCGTGAGGCCATAGGCTACCCACCGAGCTAGTTCGGCATCGGCAGCCCGTCATCTCCGACGCCTCCACCAACGCAAAGCATGTGTACCCGGGTCCGAAACGGGCTTGGATCGGTCGCAGGACGATCCAAGCCCGTTCACGGGTCCGAGGGCGTCACTCAGGATCGGCACCAGCGATCCTGAGTTCGCCGCCTCGCCACCGCCGCCCGGGCCTCCGCACGCGCCCATGTCGAGAAGGTCCAGCACGCCGAGCCGCGTGTGGGCGACGTAGTACGGCCGGCCGATGTCCGGGTACTGCGGCTCGAGCTTGACCTCGCCGAGCAGCTTCCGCAGCGCCAGCGCGGACGGGGTCGCGTGGTCCTCCAGCAGCCCGCGGAGGTTTCGCAGGCGGTCCTCCACCCACTCGATGGGCGGCGCCCGGAACACGCTCTCGTGGACCGCGCGCATGCTAGCGATCTCGACCTTCAGCTCCTCGACACGGGTCTCGCTCGCCTGGATCGCCTTGGCGAGCGCGAGGCTGCCGCGTCCCTCTGCGACGAACTCCACGAAGTTCGAGAGACGTCGTTCCTCGGCTCCGAGATCGGCCTCCTTGAGCCGCAGCTTCTCCGGTCCATCACCGCACTGTTTGCGCACCTCCTCCTCCACCTTGCGAAGGACGGCGTGGACCGCATGCGGCGTCGAGATCGTCTCCTGGACCGCGGCGACGACGACGCGCTCCAGCAGCTTCCTCTGGACGCGCACCGCGTTGGAGCATCCGTGGCGCTGACGCATGCGGCATCCGTAGTAGCCGCCCTTCTTCCCGGCGACCAGACCGATGCCGGCCCCGCACACGCCACACTGGAGCGTTCCGGAGAACAGGTGAGTCGGGTAGTGCTCCTGCCGAGTGCCCTGCGCCTTCGAGAAGCCGCGCTGTCCCGGCGCACCGGGCCACGTCTTGTGGCGCTCGGCGCGAAGGCGCTGCACGCTGTCCCAGAGAGCTTGCGGCACGATGCGGAGCGCCTCGTCCTCGACGGTGATCCACTCGGACGTCGCCTTGGCCGCGTGACGTTTCCTGCCGCTCCGCGGGTCTCGGCGCGTCTCCGTCTTGTTCCACGTCCACTTCCCGATGTACTTCTCGCGGCCGAGGATGCGGGTCACCGTGGACGGCGACCATCCCGAGCTGGTGCGGTAGCGGCCGGGCGTCTTGGTCTCGTTGAGCTTGCGGCAGATGCCCGGCAAGCCGTGGCCGTTCACGTACATCGTGAAGATCTGCAGGACCACCGCGGCCTCGCGGGCATCGATCTCCATCCGATATCCGTCCGGACGCGGACGCCCCTTCTTGTCCACCCTCGTGTCGCCCACGGGGACGGAGCGGTAGCCGAAGGTAGCCTCGCCGCAGAAGTAGCCGCGCTCCTTCTGCCCGCGCTGGCCTCGCAGGGTCTTCTGCTTGAGATCCCGCAGCGCAAGCTCGTTGAAGATGCCGCGGATCTGGATGCCGAGCGTCGCCTCGGCGTTCTGCGTGTCGAGCCCGTCGGCGACGGAGACGACGCGGACGCCCGCGAACTCCAGCTCGGCCATGAGCGTGAGCATGAGGTAGTTGTCTCGGGCGAGGCGGCTAAGGTCGTCGACGAGCACGACCTCGAACTGCCGAGCGTGCGCGGCGGCCTTGAGCCTCTCCAGGCCCGGGCGGTCCCACTGCGCCCCGGACCGCGCCTCGTCCGAGTAGACGTGTTCCTCCAGGACGTTGAACTCGCGCTGCGCCGCGAGGCGACGGCACGACGCGACCTGGTCCGTGATGCTCTCCGGGCGCTGGTTGTCCGAGCTGTAGCGGGCGTAGACGGCGGCTCTGATCATGATGGCTCCTGATCGTCTCCAGACGGTTCTGCGGAACTCTTGAGGGCGGCGCGCTCCATCAGGATGACATACTCCCGGGCGAGCAGCGTGGCGAGGTGGTCGAGGAACTCCTCCACGGCGGCGTCGAGTGCCGGGTCCGCGGTGACGGTGGCGAGAGACGTGGGCGTGTGCTGGTGGCGCAACTCGGGCTTGTCCGTGAGTCGCCACCGCGGTGGCGACTGGACCCTCCCAGTACAATCCGCGGAGCGCTTTTTTATGCCCATATCAAAGCCGACGCCGACATGATCTTCCTCATGCCCGGCGGGACTGGCAGGGGCGGGGCTCGGCCGGCTACCATCCTCCCCATGGCGCGCACGAAGACCAGGAGGGGCCGGCCTCCCAAGGCTCCCGAGGACCGCCGCACGGTCCTGATCCGGGTGCTGGCGACGGTGGAGCAGGCGGACGAGCTGCGGGAGGCCGCCGAGGAGGCCGGCCTGCCCCTGTCGTCCTGGCTGCTCCAGCTCGGGCTGCGGACGGCCCGGCGCGCGAAGTAGGACGGCCCCCGGCCAAGCACGAGGAGTTACTTGACCGGGATCGGCCATCCATGGGATCAGGGGTGATCCCGAAGAGATTGCGCCCGGCGGGATTCGAACCCGCTGCTGCTGGGGTGTAGAGCCCAGCGTTCTGCCAAATGAACTACGGGCGCATGAACTCGGGTGCCCACTCGCCGAGAGGCCGGTGGGCTTCGTTTCTTCTCGTGGCGAAGTAGATCGGCGTTGCTCAGCCCTTCCCCAACTTCCGCTTGAGCTTGGCCTTCGCGCCGCGGGCGCAGTAGGAGCCTCGCGCTACGCGATCGATCAGGTGGCGGGTCGCGGCGCGCGACAGGCTGGACGCCGCAGAGTCTGGGCGTGCCTTCACGAGCGCTGCGACTTCCTTGGCGTTCCAGACCCGCTTTCGGTCGCTGTTCACGACGCGCGCACACCGGTCCTCCAAGTTGCCGGCATCGCCCTTGGACGCCCTTGCACTGCGTGCGGGAGCATCCTCTCCGGTGAGCTTGTCTAGCTCGGCACGTAGAGTTGCCTCCTCCCTCTGGATTTCGAGGAGGCGCTCGGCGATGGCGAGAATTCGGTCCGTCTTCGACACAGGGCTGGCAGGATCTGCTCGCCAGCGCCGCGTGTCAAGCGTCAAGGGAAAGGTGTCGTTCTTGAGGCTCTGGATGTCGTTCTGGATGTCCAGAAAGCGGTATCCGAGTCTCCAATCCGAGATCAAGGCCCCGAGAACATGCAGTCCCGGACCTCATCCCGTAGCTTCCCATCGCGATCCGGCACGCCGTCGTCCAGGAGCTTCTCCGCCTCGGCCTGCGCCTTCAGGGCCCGCTGGCGATGGGGCTCGGACTCATCGCCTCCAGCCATGACCTCGTTCAGATCTATCCTGTTGTCAGGTCCGTGGAAGCGGAGGTGCTCCTTCTGGATCTCGTCCATCCGCCTCGACGCCGAGCGACACGTGGCGATCAGCTTCCTCACCCTCGCCTGCTTCGCCTTCACGGCGTCGGCTCGGTCCCGGACACGCTGCCGCAGCTTCTCCACTTGCTCTCGCGCGTGCGCGGCGAGGGCGTCATCCGGCCAGCGTTCGGACACTTCCTGGAACTTCTTGATCGCAGCCTCGTCGCCCTCGTCGGTGCCGGCGCTGGCGAGCGCGACACCCTGGTCGTAGACGTGGCGCGGCGACTCCGTCAGCTCGGCGATGCGTGCCCGCGCGGTCGCCAGCTCGGCCTCGACCTCCGTGAGCGACGATTCCGTCGCCGCCAAGTCGCCGTGGACGGTGCTGAGCTGGCGCGCCATCTCGGCCCCGTAGGCGCCCTGCACGTGGAGCTTCGCTCGGTACTGGTGGACGGCGACGCCCCACCCTGCGACCGCGAGCACAGTGGAGATGATCGCCGCGACCGGCATGGCCCGAATGGGCTGCCTCGCTCGCGGCGGCAGGACCTCGACTGCGCGGCGCCATGCCGGCCAGCCCGGGACCCAGACGGTCGCGTCGCGGGCCGCCGGGTCGGTCGCCAGCCGGGCCCGGATCTCGGCCTCGGTCATCTGGGCCGGCTGCCCGCCGGCCATCGCGAAGTAGTATCGCCGAGTCGCCATCCTCGCGAGAACGCTCTTCTACTCCAGGATATTCTATTGCAGTAGAATCGCTAGCCCATCGCGACGAGTAGCGTCGCGGGGTGGAGCCCGAGCGCCTCCGGGCCGTCATCGCGGCGAACATCCGGCGGCACGCCGCGCGGAAGGGGTTGACCATGCCGGTCCTGGCGGGCCTGGCCGGCGTTGCCCACGGAGGGCTCTACCGGGTCGTGAACGGGACGGCGTACATCCGGGCGGACACGCTGGCCCGGGTCGCGGCCGCGCTCGGCGTACTCCCCCGCCAGCTCGTGGACGAGCGAGCGGTCGAGGGCGGCAAGGCGCGACGTTCCTCGCGAGGGTAGCCGGACCAAACGAAGTTCTGCATGCCGCGCTTGATCATCCGCGCGGCGAGGCCTACCGTCCTGGGCTGGGATGACGCGGTTCCGTGTTGTGGCGCTCGTGCTCGGCCTCGCCATCGCGTGGGCCTGCAGCGACCGGACCGTGGACGACGTGGACGAGGAGGCGCTGTGCACCGAGCGGTGCGGATGGCAGCTCGACCCGGAGTGCGGCGTCGAGGATCCGGGCTACGACAGCGTGGCCGAGTGCGTGGACGTTTGCGCCGCGGACGACGATCAGGGCTTCGCCTGGGGCGAGTGCACCGACCTCCACGTCGCCTACTACGACTGCCTCCGCGGACTCACTTGCGAGGAGCGACGCGTCCACTTCACCGACGTGCTCAACTCGCAGTGCTTTGAGGAACAGAACGATCTGACCCATTGCTCGGCGGAGGCGAACAGACCATGACGCACCATGCTCGACTTCCATTCCTCGCCATGCTCACCGCGACCTCGACCTGCGTGATCGACGATCAGAACCCGCCCATCGAGTGCATCGGGCGCGAGTGGGGGCGCCGCGTCGCCGACGTGTCGTGCACGGTCGAGGGTGTGCCGGCCATCGTCCCGGGCAGCGGCATCAACAACATCATCTTCGGCCGCGGGTGTCTGGACCTGCCGGTCCACGCTGTGATGCTCGCCGTCCTGGAAGGGTCGCCGCCTTCGGATATTTTCCTGCAGACCGACGCGATCTTGAAGGCCCGTACTCTCGACGCCTGTCAGGCCGCGGCCGCAGTCTGCGATCCGGGATCCGACGGATGTGCCGCGGCGGTCGAGGAGCTGGAGCTTCCCCTCAACTTCGACCAGATCTGCCAGGTCCCGTGCGATCAGATCATCACCCTTGAAGGTGTGGGCGTCACCGGCGGCGTCACCGAGGGTGGCGGCGAGGTGATCCGCAAGTTCAAGGGAGCACGAAAGCTCTGCGAGTCGAGCTACTTGGTCGAGACCGATCTCGACGCTGACGCTGTCTACGAGACCCTCGTCACGAAGTTGACGAGCCTTCGCGGCAAGCCCGAAGGCGCGGTCTTCAAGAAAGACGAACGGCTCTACGTGGTCCCGGTGCGAGCGCGGGTCGTGGGCTTCGGGATCAAGGCGACGAACGACTGGCTCAATGCGCGCGCCCTGTAGCATGGCGGAAAGCCGACTTCGCCTTCTCTCCCGGCCTGCGCTTGCGTTCTCCCGGTTCTTCTGGGGGCTGCGGTGGCATGGTCGGCTCAAGCGCCTTGAGGAGCGTCCAGAGAAAGTTCCACTCCGAGATCCTGTCGGCCTTGATGGTGAAGGTGCGGGCGTCCTGATCGATCTTCAATCTCATCTGGACGTCACCATTACCGTTGTCCCCGCCCGCGCTTCCTTCGGGCCTTCCGGTCGGCCGCGCCCTCGCCTCTGGCCCACCCGATGGCATCCTTGGCGGTCTTCCACTCCACCCCGAGCCGGCGCGCGATCTGCGTGACCGGCAGGCCCAGCTCCGCGAGGTGGGCGGCGCGCTCGGCGAGTCGCTCGTACATCGGCTGCGGGCCCTGGCAGACGACCGGGATCGCGAGATCGATCGTCGCGATGGTACGCATGGTTTGGGTACGGGTCCGCGACCATGAGACAGAAGGCGGTCGCCCGGTCCAGGGGGGTCTCTCCCCATCGTCCCGCAGCATGTCACCTTCGCTCCCGTCCATGCTCAGGACAACTCGATCCTGGCCATGATCTTGTCGGCGGTCCACGCCACATCCCCGACCGCAACGTCGAACCGAGGACCACCGAGGTTCACCTGGACCATGAAAGGTAGGGAGTGCTTGAACTCCATCTGGATAAATCGCTTAGTCTCTCGATTGACCAAACTGACGTTGATGGGCCGTACGACGACCTGCCAAGCACCTCCGAGCCTCTCCGCAAGTTCCTCACTGAGTTCCCGCAGGAACTGGTGTTTGAGGACGTTGTATGCCTCATTGAACGTGAGTGGGCGTCCTCGGAACTTGGCCGTCTTGCCCATGAACGTGCTCTCGCTCGCCGCCTCCCCAGCCAAGCTCAAGCTAAGGTCCCGGAGCACCTCCACGACGTGGGCCACGTCCCCGACGTACCCCCAGTTCGTCGAGTTCTTCTTGAAGGACTGATCGAAGCGCTTGATCCTGCGCTCAATCTCCGCGAGGAGGCGGTCAACCTCTTTCCGGTTGCGCCAGTAGGCATCCTCCGCGGTTTCTCGGACAGCCCCAAGAATCGTCGCTGCCTCCCGCAGGAGACGTCGGCCGCTGGGGGTGTCGTAACGCGTGTTGGGTTCGCGCATACCCACGAGATGCCATAGGCTCATTACTGATACTCCGAGGCAAGGATCAAACCCGAAACACGAGCAGGGGACCAGCGCGTGTCATGCCGGTCCTCAGTCCTCAATCGACGGACCGGGACGGCTCAATCCCCAAGTCCAGAAGACGACGCCGGAGAAGCTCCTCGTCGAACCCCTTCGGATCTGACTGACGTACCACGAGTGTGGCGTATCCCTCCTCCCGAGCCCGTCGCAACTTGAGAAGATCGAGCCGAACGCGACGCTCGAAATTCTCCTGCGTCTTGTGCCAGTAAGGGATGAACGTCTCGTGTTGTCGTCCGTGAGCCTCGACGAGAAGATTCACGAGCGGGAAATACCCGTCGTAGCGCAGCAGGTAGTTGGTCTCAGGGTTCCTGATCCGCGTGTCCGTGTACTCCCATTCGTACGCCAGACCGCCGAGGACTGCGGCAACCTTATCGAGCACCGACTTCTGAAAGGCGAGCCGGTTTCGGGTGAAGAGGCCGAGCTGCCGGCAGTAAATCCGCACAGAAAGCTGAGAGCAATCAAGGTGTTCTGCCGCCATAGCCGTAATGACGCGTCCCTGATCGTCCATGAACGGGCGAAGTTCTTCTTCGGTGAGGTCCAAGCGTAGCGCAGTTTTGTCCCTGATGATCGAGTCCGTCGCTACAAGAAGCGCGTCAGGAAAAAGGGTCTTGTAGGACACCTCTGCGTGAGCGTTCTGGATATGACTGCTCAACGCCTCCGCTTTGTGTCCGCACAGACGACACATGACGTAGGCCTCCGGTTCGGTTTTGCCTGCCCACTGCGCCTCAACCTGCGCAAGATCTTGAGCACACCGACAGTCATCACAGCGCGTCTCGTGCGTGCTGGGGGCAAGAAACGCCGACACCTCGTGCAGAACACCGCAGTCTGGACACTCGATCTGTTTCGTGGCCCCAGCATGTGACGAGTGCTCCCACGCCTTGGACTGCGCTTGGGACCTTCGCTCGGTCAACGCCCGCGCCCGAATCAAAGCACCCCTGTGCTTGGCGCGGTACTCGTCTGCTGTCAACCCATGCGTCTTGAGATGTGTCGCGAGGGTCTCCCCACGAAAATCACATTCTCGGCATCGCACATAGTCTTCATCTTCGATCTTGTCGACCCACCGGAGATTTTCCTGACCATCCCTCCAGACGCGGTGAGCCTCATCTCCTGCCGCGCAACAATGTTGAATGTGAGAGGCGAGTCCACGTACTCCCTCGCACCGGAAACCGCAAATTGGACACTCTCGGTCAGGATGTCGTTCGCCCCTGCACTCCGAGCACATGAGCCGGAGAGATCGAGCGATTGAAACTCGATTCGCCCGGTAGACCTCACCACACTCCGAACACAAGACGGCGATCTCCCCCAGCTCTCGAGGCCCCGAACGCGCCTGATTGTGCGCGAGGGTCTTACGACGTTGAAGGTCCCGCGCACGTCCCTGCATGAGGGCTTCGCCGAACTCCTCCCGCCACCACCGCCTGACAACCGTGAAATGGACCCCCACATGCTCAGCCACGTCCTTGAGCGACTGTTCCACGTGAAACATAGCCACGGCGGCGACTCGTGCTCGGTCAAGTTCGGCCCCCTTGAGGCGACTCCTCTGGCCGCTCTGGGCTGCCTTTTTACGGGCACGTAAGCCTTCCATGACGAGCCACCTACACGAAGTAGGATGGCTCGTCAATAGAACGGAAGGGCGTGCCTCTGGGCCTCCAACAAGGGCCTTCCAACACGACCCTTAGTTGGATCGAAAATCGTGATTGATTACGCTAACCTCCGAGATTACTCCGAAGGTTAAACGTGATCACAATATACAGCAAAGGGAACACAGGTTGGTAGAACGCCTCCACCTCCACCACGGTCGGATCGTTCGTGGTGCGCGCCTGCACGCCCGTGTAGGCCGCGATGATCTCGGCGTTCTTGAGAGACTTGAGCGTGGTGCTGAGCTGGCCCTCGATCTCGGACAGGACGCCAGGCAGGAACTTGATGCCGATGAACCTGTCGAGGTCACGACGCGACGCTCTCTGAACCTCGTCGGCGATCGTGATGACCGTCGGAAGCTTCGTGAGGATGTTCGACATATCGGTCGTGAGTCCTTGACGGACTCGGATGACCGTGCCGCGCTGCTCCATGACCGTCACGCCCTGCACGGCGACCTGATTCTGCTCCACAGCGTCCAGCTTGCGTGCCAGCTCATCGAACCCGACGATCCGAGCCCGCGTCCAAGGCGTCGCCACGTCGATGTTCGGTGAAGCCCTGTTGCCCGCCATGGCGGCCGCGAGGTAGGTGCCGTCCACCAGGAACTGCTTGAAGTTCCCAAGAGCGTCCTGGATCGTAAGCGTCACGATGTCCGGGTAGACCAGGCGGATACGGGTGTTCTGGATCTGCTGCGCGATCCCCCCGACGTCCGTGGGCTGCGTGCCCGAAGACACGCCAATGATGCCGGTGCGCTCCGCCCTGAACCTGATGCTGGACTGGATGTCGCAGTGGTTGCTGAGGGAGAGGAAGAGGTCCACATCGTCGCCCCGCAGGGGAGTGATCGTGTCGAGGACCGCTCCGCCAGGCAGAGCACCGCGGAGATCGTTGAGCGCGTCGATGTAGCTTTGCGTGCTCGCCTGGTTGCTCCCCGGGATCTTTGGCACCTGCTTGATCCCGAGGACCACAGCCCCGTTGAGGAACGCGAGGAACCCGGCGAGCGAAACCGGATTGTCAGGCGTCGTGTCGCCGTAGTTCCGCTCCACGGCCCTCTGACTCGTGAACAGCATCGTCTCGAAGTCGGCGGCCGTCTTCGCGTAGTTGTATGTCACGAAGTAGGAGTCCCCGACGGCGGGCTCCTGGCCACCGCGGTCGAAGGTCTCGACGATAGCCGTGTCGCCCTGCGGGATCGAGGATCCCTCGGTGTTCGCTACGGTCATCTCGAGCCCGGGGATCGAGTTGACGGGAATGTTCGCGTCCGTTGTGACCAGCTTGCGAACCTGGAACGTGAAGGACGCTCCAGCCCCGGTCGGGTAGTCGGCGCCTCCCGTACGTGGCAGGATCGTGAACACGAGTCCGGTGACCGTGTCGCGGTAGCTCTGGCTGATCATCCCATCCTGGCCCACGCCGTTGTTGAAGCACGACGTGTTGGCCGAGCCCGACCCGTCGACGGGGTCGCTGCTCGTGACGAAGAAGCCCTGGAACCCGGTCTCGCCCGCGGCTCCCTGACCGCTCGTGACCCCGAGTCC